CATGGTCTCCGTGCTTGATGGATTTGGTTGTACCCGCGCGATAGTTTGCGACCCAATCGGCAACCTGTTCTCTACTCATGTCTGCCTTGCCTGAAGTGTCTAAAGTGTCAAAGCCCCATTGCTGATACCACGCATGCGATCCGCTTTGGACTTTAATTAAGCGGTACTCAGCATTAGCGTCTGCCGCCAACTCAAGAGACTTCGCCATAATTGCCGTTCCAGCCCCTTCTACGGTTCCTAGGCTTCCAAAGAACCGCATGGCAAACGCCATTTCGCCGTTTCCTTGATCTTGCAAAGTTCCCATGGCGGCAGCAGCCAAAGACCCGTCTGGCGCAAACAACTCAATAACTCGCCAGTTATCTTCTGGCACTTCCCGCATGGCTTTGTATCCTTGGGCAAGAATCGTTGCTGCCAACTCTAATTGCTCCTCTTGACTTCTTACGGCGCGCATTTCTGGCGTGTCGTTTCTATGATCCCAAGAAAGCGTTGAGTTATTTCTAGTGTCTTTTTCCAATTTCCACATGGCTTTTTCCTTATCGCCCCTGTCCGCTACTGATCCTTCTGAAACCGTGGTCTTTAGCCCATGCGCTTGAATGTATCTGGACACATTCCCCGCGCTTCGGTCTGTTGCGCCGCCGTGCGCCCAGTTGCCATGGTCGGACTGGTCATGGTCGCCATGCTTTACGGACTTGGATGGCTCGTCCATCGGCTTTCGGATAAGCGCGTCAGGCAAGGGGATGACGCACTCAAACATTTCCTGATTGTCAGTTGTCAATTGGAACGCCCTCCTCTATGAGCGAACTACGCATGAGTTCTGCAAATTCAGAACCAGCAACTTGTTCAGCAATGAATACAAGGTTTTTAGCGAACTCTACCCCATGAGGCTCGTATTTATCCGTTGCGCTAATGGCAGTTGCAAAGTGGGCAATTTCGTGAAGTAGTGTTGGCTCCCTTGTAAACGCTGCGTTGTTAAATCGCAAACTTGTTTCCGCCATAAAGCCATCGGGCGTGGATTTCATGCGAAATGAACCAGACTCGTCTCCAGCAGTCGTTACTTTGACTGGTGGGATGCCGCCCATTGCTCTGCCGTCACCAAAGGCTTCCCTAAACCAGTCGGAGGTGCAAACGGTCTGAACATAGGCTTTTACGCCTTTTAGGGAGCCGTCTAGCAACTCTCTGCCAGTGTCTGAAGCCAAATACTCCATTGCGGTCTGGGCGTATTTGTCAAACGCCTTGTCATACTCCTTGAACGCCTTCTTGTACTCCTCGTAGGTGGCAAAGTCCTTTCTCTGAGGACCTACTGGCGCAGTATTTCCCGCTTTTTCTGTCGGGAACAATTTGTTTGCCGCTGCGTACACTTTTGTTTTGTACCGATCTGTTGGCAACTGATTTCGTATGGCGGAAATTACATTAAAGCCGTTTGAGCCTCGCGGTGTTCCTTGTGCAAACCTACCCGTCGCCCAGTTGCCATGATCGTCTTGATCATGGTCTGCGTGCTTACGCGCGCGGAGCACCGCCAAGAGGCGGGGCATTAGCGAACTCGGCGGAGGTCTCCCGGCTTCCAGACAAAGCGTTCTGCGCGTGCGCGCTTCTGCTCCTCGGTAAGCGGAAGCGAAGGCTCCTCGTCGCCCATTCCCATCTTTGCCCGCTCCTTGGCAATCTCTGGGTCAACTGGTCGCTTGATTACCTCGTCTGGGTTCCATGACATTGGCTTGTTCTTTGGCATTTCAACTCCTCCTACTTTCTTTAGCCGATCCTGTCGGGTCGCTTTAGTCTAAACCTATTTAGGGTTTCGCGGTCGCGAAGGGAGACTGTGCGACTGATAATCGGCATTCCCCCTTCGCTGACCCCGATTTGATCTGTCTGCCCAGCCTGTCGCCCCGCCCACGCGCGCACGAGCATTACCTCTGCAACCTCTTTAATTTCATCCGGGATTGCATCCCAGCCCCAAGTGCCGGTAATGCGGATGTTGTTTAAGCCCGGGTTAAAGGTTGGAAGCGGGTTACCTGCGCTTGGCACATTGGTCATAACCAACTCGGTGTAAGGGAAGCCGGGGTTGAGGTCGGCGTTAGAGGGGCGCAAGAAATAGTCAGAGGAGGGGATAGTCTGGTACGGACCGCCCGTGTATGCAGAGTTCTCCAGCAGGGTAATTGTGCGGACTCCCTTTGGGATTAGTAACACGCGGGTGTTTACCCGCTCGTCTCCATCAAAGTATTTGGTGAGCGTGCCAGCAATGGGAGCCAGAACCGTACCCGTGTAGGACTCAATGTAGGCATTGACCTGATCGCACAGGCTTGTAAGCAGCGAGTCGTCAGTGGTATCTGCCGAAGGAATGCCAAGGCGCGCCTTAGCGACGGCGAGGGTGACATAGGAACCGATTGCAGTTGGCATGGGGTCAGTATAGAGCAAGACCCTTGGGAGCGAACTCCCAAGGGTCTTGTCTCACGGTAGAACCGAACCTAATTAGACTCGGACACCCGTGATCTTCTCTACAGCCGTTGGCTGCACGGCAGCGATGCCGTGGCGAGCAATTGCCCGGTACGCGGACTGGTCGGTCGCGAAACCTACCTGATCCGAGAACGCGAGTTCAATGCCCTGACGCTCAAGAAGAACCGCCTTGCTGGAGTCAAGCAGGTAGACATTTGTGGTGTCAGTGCTTGAACCCGTCGTGCGGTTAATTGCGATCTGCGTGGACACATACACCGGAATACCAAGGAGCGAAGCCTTTGGTCCGTTGCTGGCAGCAAACCCGCCGCCAAGCGTCATCGGGGCGTTGTAGCCCTGAGCCGCCGTGAGGAGGTACTGATTGCTGTTGTCCTTCAACTGCATCAGCGAGTTAAGAGTGCGTGGGTGCATGATCCATGCGCCCGTGCCGCTCTGTGGCTCCACATTTGCTAGTCGCAGGTGATAGACCGCGTTGTACAGGTCATCAAAGGTTAGTGCGCGACCGTTGGTTCCCGTTGAAGGACCTGTAGTCGTGCCGCTGATTGACGCGAGACCAGTGATCTCGTTACCTGAACCCGTACCCTCAAGATGCTGCTGATCCGCAAAGAGAGCCACATCGCGAAGAAGCGTCTTCGTAATGAACTCATTCCACGAAGGATCAGCGTCGGCAAGCAATTCATTGCTGAATACGCGATAGCCATACGCTTTCTTGATGGTGATTGACTGCTGCGCGAAAGTTACATCCTGAGCGGTGAGCGATCCTGCTTCGGCAGCGGTTGCTGCACCTGCACGAGCGTCTTCGCGCGGGAGGTAAACAAGGTTCGTCCGTACAGGCATCGTTGTCAGTCCGGGAAGGTTGCGGAACACAATGTTCGGAACCAAAGCGTACTGGAACGCATCCTGCGCGTAGAGAGGGGGAACGAGGTATCCACCAGCGGTGGTCGTACCCTCAGATGCAGCCTTAATGGCTGAATCCACTCGCGCCGCGTGCTTCCCCTCGCCCATGGCGTGAAGAACAGCGCGAGCCTCTTCTGGGGTCTTAGCCCAAACGATAGAACGCGAAGTCAGCGAGTCATCGCCAGCCGCGCCCTTGTAGCCGAAGAGTTCGGCTGCTGCCTGTGAGAAGTCCTTCTCAAACTCACCGCCGTTGACAGTCTGCCCACGGAACGCGGACTTAACTGCAACGCCAAGGTTTGGAAGACCATAAGTACCACGGTTAAATCCCGCAGCCTTGGTCGGAGCCGTTGGTCGGGCATCCTCGTCAACTGTATTAAGGCTCTTTACAGCCTTAGTAACAGCCTTAGCGACGAGAGACTCAACCTCATTCTCCGACAGGAAATCGTTGTCTGCCACGATTATTCTCCTATCAGTTGTGAACCCGAAAGTTCATTGCCTAAACGATGCTTTCGTCAGGTTGTCCGATGGAGCGTCAGCGTGAGCGTTCGCGTCTTCGGTCTCTCCGTCTAAGCGCCAGTCGCCCACATAGGCAACTGGCTAGAGGAGTGTAACAGAAGTTATGTCCGCTTTACGCGGAGGGTCTTGGGCATTCCCGGCACATCGTAGCCAGACATCCAGTCGTTAAATTTGTCCATGTCAATCTCCGCCTGAATCTCTTCTGGCGTTTCTCCCCTTAAGTCTGCCAAGAGGTTGAGGTGAAACTGCTTGTCTGGTTCTGAAGGACTAAATTCAGCGCGGCGAGCAAGTTCCTCTTCTACCGACCTGCCACTCAAAGGAATTTGACCATTTGGCATAGTTACAGGTTCTTTGGAGTTCCACTGGGAAGCCATGTGGAGGGCTGCGACAACCCGTTCGTTTGCTGACCTAGGGTCGGAAGCCTCAGAAACTAGCGTCTTTGCCAACTCCATGGTCTCGCCCGTAGCGCGGTACTCGCCCACTTTTCCAAACTTTTCCTGCCAAGCGCCACTAGAGCGGCGATTCTCTTCAACTCGGTTAGTGTCGCGCGCGCCCTTATCTTCCTTGTCCGATCCGCCCCCGCCCGTAGCCCAATTTCCATGCTCGGACTGGTCATGATCGCCGTGCTTCACCGAACGCTTGACCTTTAGGCTCTTTTTGCCGTAGTCGTGCGTCTCTAGCCACTCCTTGCCCTCGGCAACTGCGCGCAGAACTGCGGCGCTGTTGTGCCAGTTATTGTCCTCGTGAATGTCTGCGGCGGCTCGGTCGGACTCGGCTGAGGTTGCTGCCGTTGCGGATGTCCATGGGCGATTGTGCATGTCTCCACCCTGACCGCCAAGGGGGTCTTGCTCGTCAATCGCTTTCCAAAGACCAAGGGCTTGCATCAACTCTCCCGTTGTGCGGATACGATCTTCCTGATACGACAGTGTTGGCTTCGCGGTTCCTTCTTTGTATCCGTGATCAAACGCTTGTTTATCAGTCATCCCCGGTTCTGGCAATGCGGAAACATAGCCCGGTCGCGAAAGACCGCTCTTCTCGTAGGCTTTGTCAATTCCTTGCTTTGCCTCTGCTCGCGCTTCCTGAGCGTTGTGCTCTCTGCGCGCGTAGGCATCGTGAACCGTCTTATCCTTGTCTTCTCCCTTGTCCGATCCGCCGCCTGTAGCCCAGTTACCGTGCTCGGACTGGTCATGATCTCCATGCTTTGTCGCAAGTAGCGACTTCACATGTGCTGAAGCGGACTTGTTGCCGCGCACAATGTAAGCATTCGGGTTGGCTGGGTTTGGGGTCAGGCTCAACTCAACAAGCGCCCACTTAAGGATTTCGCCCGTCTTTGGAGCAACCTTGACAAGGTGACCCATGGTTCCAGAAGAGAAACCAAGCGCATCGTTGTCTACAAGTTCCTTAATCTCGTTAATGTACTCGGAGCGGGCATCCAACTGCGCGCGTACCCATACGCCGCCGTCGTCAATGCGCTTAACGCCCCAGCGACCAATGACCGCTGTGTCTACGGACGAATCAAGACCGTGCTGAAAGAGCAGCGGGCGCTGACCGTCGGGGATCAGGTCAAGGGCAAAGTCTGTCTTCTTGCTGAAGAACTGTCCGTGGAGGTCGCGACCCTTGATCGGTCCGCCAAAGGGTACGCCGTAGCCCTCAATGACAATTCCGCCGTCTGCGGTTGCCGCAATCTTCAAGTGCTTCATGCCTGTACTCCCCTCAACCCTTGGTAGCCATCTTCTTCAACGCCATGAGCGATCTGCTTACTACTGTAGCGTCTCTTGACCCCTAGTTCAATAGCCTTTTTCTCCGCGTCTGTTACAGGGAATCCTACCATTGACGAAGCGTCTAGCGCACCACCAGCCACGAACTGCTTAATCTCTTGTCGCCCATAAAGCCTTGTCTCTCGGTCAAACCACGACATAATTGGCGGAGCATCCACCACATGATCCTCTTCTACCGCTGTTCCGACGGCAGGAATCTCCGTTACGGACACTGGGGTCTTGCCTGTCACGCCTTCCTTTGGCTGACCGCCAAGGAGCGGCGTGTCTCCCCATGATGTCGGAGCACCAAGACCAAAGTGAGCGCGCACCTCGTTAGGTGTGACCACGCTGCGATCCATCAACTGCGTCCAGAGCATAAGTTCTTCCTGTGGCGTTGGGCGCAAAGCCTCAATAGAGGAAACATCAAACTGCACGTTGCAAGGGGATTCCCATGGCAGAAGCGATTGCCATGCGGCTAATCTTTCGCGCGTTGAGGTACTGCGCGTCCTGTTCTGGGATTCCCAACTGCTGCCATTCCAACCCGCCGGGGAGAACCGCGCTCTTTCCTGCGTTCTTTGGTCCAGAGAGAGCCGCAAGAACCTTCTTAATTGCAGACTGGTCTTGCACGGTGAGGTCGCTATCCTTTGGCGCAACCCATGCGCCGACTGGTACGCCAAGATTTCGGAGCAACGCATTGGTGTGCTCGGATGCCATGACGCTTACCTCTACCTCTCGGCGGATTGCCGAAAGCGGCGATAGACCGCGCGTTGGGTCTACAAAGTTTCCCGGTAGGCGGAACGCCACAATGTCCTTTGCTGGGATAATTTCTGTTTCAGAATTCCGCGCCTTAGAGCCAGATGGGTTGTACTCGTAGGCTTCAATCCATGTCTTGCCCATCTTTGGCGTAATGTCAATTGGTCTAATCAGGTACAACTCTTGTGGAGGTCCGCCCATTTTTCCGCGCACCTTTCGGACATAGGCTTCGCCGTATACGGAAAGGCTGGCTACCAGCGTGCCTCGGAAATCCGATGCGGACATGCTGTACGGGTTAATGGTGTCTAGAAGTTTCTGGTACTCGGCTGCGTCTGCATCCTTTGCCAAGTCTGCTGGGATAAGATTGTTTTCTTGTCGGACATACACACGGAGGGGAACTGCCCCTGCGCTCATAGATTTCAATTTGATACAGGCGTTAAGGAACGGCTCGTCGGCTGCGGCTCGCGCCCAATCGCGAGGACCGCTGTAATCGCCCGATTGCGCGTCGGTCATGCCAAAGAATGCCATCCATGACGCAAGGGAGTCTTTCTTGCCGTGCTGAATGTAATTCGCTGGGTTTGCAAAGTCTGGCATCTTACGGTCAGCCATCAAGTCTCCTCGTTATCTAGCGGAAGCCCGCACTTCCAGCACCATTCATCTTCGTCGTCTGGGCTTATGAATGGTACTGCACAACGGCATTGGCTTGCTTTAATTACGCGATCATACCTGTGAACGCGCGCCTTGGCGGCGGCTGCATTGCTTGGCTCACCGCCATCACCATCGCGATAGCCGCGTCCACCTTCGCTGTTGTGCTGCCCCTTGGCTTCCTGATACGCCAACCTGCATCTCCTCTAGGCACAGCAACTGCTGCCATTACATGGCGCGTAAGCGCCACATTCGTCTTTGAATCGTAGCGCAATCGGCGGGTAACAATGGCTTGGAACAGGTCTGCGGTCATAGGAACCATGCGGCTATCGGTTTGGTTTGTCTCTACCATGGCAAGCCCCTCGCCCTCCAGCATCTGGGCGGACTCTCGGAATGACCACGGGTCGTAGCAGAATGCAGGTCCCGGGCGGGTTCTCCCGTCAATCTTGACCATTGGCGCGGGGAACCGATCCTTTAAGGTAACTAGGTAGCGGCGGATTTCTTCAATGTCTACCTGCCAAGCCATGCCCATGGCGCTGTCCTTGGGGTATGGATTAACCCACACTTTAGATTCAACAATGATGTTGTCGCCCTGCTTCTGCGCGATAACAACAGCGGAAGCGTCACGGGTGATACCCACATCTATGCCGACGGCAACTGGCAGCGCGGGATCAAGGGCTACCCCCTCCTCCTCACACGCCTTCCATGCGCCCATCGGTAGCCACGATTCTTCGCCCGCATGCACCCATTGCCCTAGGTGTAGCCGTCGGAATTCGGATAGGCGGGTCGTTGGCTTAAACCGCTGCTGCTTGAGGTACTGGTCGGTAATCCATGGGGCTGGGTTGCTCTTGCGCCACACCTCTGGGCTATCGGCATCCGCATCCTCTGGCGCTCCGTAGTGATACAGGAGGAAGCCGTTCTCGGCATCGCGGGCAATGCGGCGGTAGTAAGGCGCGCTCTGGAACTGCTGGTCGGGAGCCGTCTCAATGACGCGATTGTAGATTTGCCCAAGGATTTGGTCGGGGTCGTAGCCCGGGGTGCTAATGGCAATGGTGAGCGGCTCGTCTCGCGCGCCTGAGCCAGAGGTAAGCGCGGTGTACAACTCGCCGTCCTGATGCGCCCACAACTCGTCCACGATTACGCAGGAGGGGTTAGAGCCGTGCTGAAGCCGACCGTCGGATGCCACCACCTTGATGAAGCCGCCCCCCTGCACATCTATGTGGTACTGCTTGGGAATGAGCAGCCCGCCTAACTCTGGGTTGTTAGCAATGAACGCCCGAATCTGGCGAAAGATGACCGCCGCCTGATCCTTGGAGGCAGCAGCCACAATCGTCTGCGGCTCCTTGCCAGCGTCTCGCAGGGTCTGAAAGATTGCCAGCGCAGCAGCCAGCGTAGATTTGCCA